AGGAAAAGACATATCCTGATCTGCTGTTTCCTCCGTTAGAAATTCAGGATTGAATAAAAACTTATGTTTTAAAAATTTATCTTGTAATCTTTGTGTTGTGCCAGGTATCACAGTTGATTTAATTATAATCACCTTGCTTGATTCAAATTGTTTTATGGCTTCCTCAACTATGCTTGTATCGCAACCCTTTCCCTCTACATAAGGAGTAGGCAAACAGACATAAATATAATCTGCTTTATTGACTTCTTCTATTGAACCGATCCCCTTTTTGTCATATAAAAACAAATCGTAATTAGTTTTCTGTTCAAAATATTTTCTTAAAGCTCCTCCCACCATTCCTATTCCGACTATTCCTATTTTATATTTCATAAATTTAATTCTTTTTTAATTATTTCTTTGACCTTTTCTTCAAAGTTTTGTTTTGGTTCATATCCTATATCATTACCCATTGGAACATTATAAACATCATCAACATCAGGTAATGGTAATTTATTAACTTTTATATCATTTAAAACAAATATAAATATATCCAATAAATAGTCTAACTTTATTCTACGATCACCAGCTAAATCTACATTTGTTTTTCCAGTTTTTTTGGAATCAATCATTAATTTTACTCCATTAATTAAATCTCCAACATAAGTATACCATCTTGAGATAGATCCATCTCCGTAAAATGTTATTGGTTTTCCTGCTTTAATCTGATTAATCCATTTGAATATTACTTGATCCTTTCTTCCGTTTTCTCCATAAACAGTAAATGGTCTGACAATAAATATACTTGGAATATCATATAAATTAGATAAATCTTCCATCATTTTTTTTGTCATTCCGTAAAATGAAACAGGTATATTATTATAACCATACACAGAGCTACTTGAAAATAAAATAACTTTATTTACTTTATATTTCTCACACATATCAAGAACATTTTTAGATCCTAAAACATTTGTAGATAAAAACTCTTCAGGATATTCTTCTCCCATTCTTACTCCAGCGCGCGCGGCCAAATGAATAACACAATCAATATTATTTTCAGCAAATACTTTTTCTAATTTAAATCTATCCCTTATATCACTACTTTGAAAACTATTTATATCATAACCAATAGCTTCTATTTTGTTTTCTTTAAGATATTCTGCTAAATGAGATCCTATAAAACCTAAATGTCCTGTAATTAATATCATATTTTTATTGCTTTTACTAAATATCCTACTTCGTCATGACCTTTATATTCTTTTGATGGTCGCATTTCTTCTGCAATATAAAGTGCATTTGGTCCAATATTTTCAGCTAATCTTGGTATAATTTCATCTATCTTAAATCTTGTTTCTTTTAATAATTTTTCAACACCCCACTTTGTATATCTTAAATAATCTTTTCCCTCCGGATTATGATGAGGATAAAGAAAATGGAAAGAGATATATAAAATACCTCCTTTTTTAAGAAACCAATTTAGATTATTAAAAGCTGATGCTGTATCCCATAAATATTCAGAAACTTCTAAACAAAATACTATATCAAAATCTTCTATTTCATTTTCTCTACCACTATTTTCAATCCAGTTGTTTATATCCCAAACAAAATCTATTTCAGTTTTAGAATGATGTGGTTGCTTTAAATCTAATATCTTATAATCCTTAACATTCCAATTCTTTGTTCTGCCCTTAATAGGATTCTGCGCACCACCAACATCAAGAACCTTATCTGTTTTCACATCTATTTTTTTTAACCAATTTTCTAATTGTTGTCTTGTATATGATGACATTATGTTATTAATCTAAATAATGATAAATATTCCTCACACATTCTTTCTAATGATATGTCAAGGTTAGGATTTGTTAGTTCCACTACTCCGGACACATCTTTATTGCAACTAAATGGATATTCTATATTTAATCCACAGGCTCTTGCTTCTAAAACAATATTAGGAGATGCATCTGCTATTGATGGACATATTAAATGAGTGCATTTTCTCATAATATTTACCATTTCTTCCGGACTATCTACTTTATTCAAATGTCTATATTTCTCTCCATTCCAAAAATCAAAATTAGATATTTCAAGTTCATCAATATCCCTTCCAAAATCATATATGAACCAAAACTCTGAATCGGGATAGTGTCTATTATACATTTGAAACATATAATGCGCTATCCAAAATCCTTTCAATTCATTTTTACCATGATAGGCAAATAAATATCTTTTATGTTTTGGTCTTTCACTATAATTAGGATTAAATAATTCCTTATTTACTCCGTTATAAATCACCTCTCCTTCTCCACATAGTGGCTCACAATATCTTTTGGCCCATTCGGATTGATATATAACAACATGCGCAAGTTTAGAAAACTCTACCATTCTCTCATGAGGAGTTGATCTTTTATTTCTTGATTTTCTTGGAACATTATCAACCCTAAAAATTATTCTCTTTTTATTCCGATCAGCTTCATGAACTTCTGAAGGATTAACAATTGTCGGCCCGGCTATAAAATAAACATCACAATCCATCATATTATCAACAAACTCAACTCTTCTCTTTAATCCTTCTTTAAGATTCCTAATGAAGGTCCAACCCCCTCCTACGCTTCCACTACTAATATTTGGAATATATACTTTAATCATATTTTTATAACATATTTACATCCACATTCTTTACAAATCCATCTCTTTGTAAATCCGTAATACAAAAATAATGGAATGAAAAATAGCCACCAAGTAAAAAGAAATAACATTAATTCTATTAAAACATTTCTTCCATATTTTGCTTTACCTTGATAATTACAATTAGTACATTTTATGTTCATATATTTTCTCTAATAAATTTTAATAATTCTTCTAATTTTTCCCAATTATTATCTCTGTCTATTTCATGACTGTGTCCCCAAAGATGATAAACCCCATTTTCTTTTTTTGTTTTAATAAATAAATCCTTTGCTAATTTTAACCAGTCAATTTCTTTATATTCTGACCTTTGATAAATATGAATTGTCGTGCTTGTTTTAAATCTATTATCCGGTTCTTTATTACATAATACTTTTGTTGTTCTCGCTTCCTTATATCCGGCCTTAATAACAGCTTCAATAACATTATCATCATATCTTCCTCTCGGATAACAGAACTTTGTTATTTTGGTTTTTAATATATCTTCAAGAAATTTTTTATTACTTTCAATTTCACATTCCAATTCAATATGATTTAATAATTTCAAATCTTGCGGATGAGAAAAAGTATGGCCGCCTATCTCAAAACCCATTTTATATAAAGACATTATCTCATCATCTGTCAATTCACAACAAGTTGGAATATAAAATATCGCTGGGATGTTGTATTTTTTTAATAATTTAGCAAGTCTTAAATCTAATCTTTTACCATCATCCCAGCTACTAATAAATCTAAAATTCATAATTTCTTTTTTAAAAGTTCTATATAATTTATTAATTCTTTTTCCACAATTAAACTCTGCTCGTACAATTTTTTAACCTTTTTAACCTGTTCAATCATTAATGTCAAATCAACTATCTTTACTTGATCAGCATCTTTTTCTTCTTTATTAATTTCTTTCTTTAATAAAACCCTCAAATTATTTTCTTGCTCATTAGTCATTTCTAAATCTCTTTTCTTACATTTATTAAAAAATTCAATATCACATTTAACACTAAATAAAGCAAACTCTTTTTTCTTTAATACTTTTTTTAACCAAAAGTATTCTCTAATATTTTTAAACATTTTATTTCCTAATCCCATAATTTAGGTATTAATTTTATTAGCTATTTTGCCGGTAAATTTTTTATTTTATCCACTCACTATTTCTTTGTTGCCATTTAATAGTATTTTTCATACTCTTTTCAAAAGATAATGGGGGATTCCATCCTAATTCTTTTAACTTACTTCCATCTAATCCATAATGTAAATCGTGTCCTGGGTTATCATCGTGAAAATAAACTAATTCTATTTGTGCCGGTTTATCCATTAATTTAGATATAATATCAACTAACTCTCTATTATTTATTTGTTTGTCGCCTACAATATTGAAGCGAACAGGCATATCTATTTCTCCTGAACTATGTAAAACTGGTTTGACATTATTAAGAATAAATAGAATAGCATCAGCTGAATTTCTTGAATGTAAATAATAACGAGTTCCTATCTCTCCATTTTTAGCAGAATGAACTTTTATTGTTTCCCCTTTTTCTATTCTTTTTTGTATCATTGCGGGAAATTTAGAGGGCGCTTGCATTTCTCCAAAATTATTCATTGTATTAGTTATAACAAGCGGTATTCCATAACTTCTCCACCAAGCAATAGCTATTGCTTCTTGACATGCTTTTGAAGCTGAATACGGATTAGAAGGAATTATCTTCTCCCATTCTTTATGTCCTTTAGATTCTTTAGGAGCCGGACCATAAACTTCATCTGTTGAAAAATGTAAAAATATTTCCGGCTTTATAATCCTTGCATATTCCAATATATTAAGCATCAAATTAGTATTATTTTTTACAAAAGGTATTGGGTCATCAATAGAATTCTGAACATCAGAACGAGAAGCTAAATTTAAAATATAATCTATTTTTCCTATTTCTTCTATTTGTCTTTGTGTGAATGGAGCATTAAGATCGTGCGTAAAAATTTTAATTCTTTTAGGCCAATCTTGATGATTCCTACAAACCCTTGTGATTCTATCAAAATAACCTTTATGGTCCTTATCAAAACTATCTAATGCTATAACTTCCCAATCTGTATTGTGCATTATATGAGCCAAAACATGAATCCCTATTGCTCCGGCCGCACCTGTTAATAATACTTTTTTTGTATTTTTCATATTTTTCTTAATTTATTAAATAATTCTCTGTGCTTTTTTCTATTCCATTCTAATGTAGAATGACATTTAGCGCAAACAATTATAGTATGATTAAAATCTGTTAATAATTTTTTTCTTTCGGGCTTCATCTTATACCAGATTCTTTTATGTCTGTGATGAAATGAAAGACCAAAATTTATCATACAATCATCTAATCTCGCTTCACAATATTGAATTCCTTTCTCAAGATAAATCCCTTTTAGTTTATCGTAATTCATTTGACAATTATGTAATATTTATTATCTAATATCGTCTTATTTATAAAGTGAGTATCTTGACCGATTTACTCCGCGCGCCTATGTCCCGGTTTAGGGTGGCGCGCTTTTTTTATTATAACAAAGGTTTCATTTGAGCTTTAATTCTTGCTTCGGCTATTTTACAATATTCATTTTCTTTTTCATTACCTTGCTTTGGTTATATTTCTTTTTCATCTAAAATAAGTTTTTAAGTATCCCGTCCCAGCCCGTTAGCTTCTTAATAATCCAAAGCAAAAGCAAAATTGGCGAAGCAACAATAATAGATAAAAATAATAATAATAATAAAATTGAACCTTTTGTATCATCTTTCATAGTTTTAAGGGGAGGAGGCAATAATTCCGTTTATTACCTCCTCTTTGTGGCTACACATCATAGCCATCTCGTTCGTCTTTCCCGTCGTGCTTTACGGCAGGGGAATTAATCCAACCTGTTTTATCCTTCGCCATCTGACATCACCTCCTCTCTCATAATGTGAGGAACATTGTTGAGATGTCTTTCCTGTATCTTTTCAAATGAAAGATGTCGGAAAGATACAAACTTGTGCTTTTTGCTTCTCATAGCGTTTCTCCTTGAAAGAACTATTCTTCGTTTTTATCTGGTTGCTCTGCTTCATCTCTCAATTCTTCAGGGAACGGGCTTCCGATAGCTTCTAAACATTTCCCAACCCACATTTTAGCTTCTTGTAGTTTGGTGTATGCCAATGCGATTTCTCTTTGGCATCTATTTCTTTCGTCTGGCGTTTCTGAATTAGGGTCTAATTTATATTTGCCAACTTCTTGGATATTCTTGTCAATGTTTTTTCTTACATTGTGTAAAGATGCTTCTAATTTTGTTGTATCTCTTCCTGTTCCTGTTTCCATAATAGTTTAAAAAGTTAAGTTATTATTCTCCGACCTTTATTCTAATACCTTATCTTCTTTATTTATTCCTTTGTTTCCATTTAATGTTATTTCAGGGGCGGTTTTTGGTCTTAATAATACTATTCTTTCCCCCGCTTCTGTTATCATTTTAACATCAAAATCTTTCTTATTAAAAATCTTTGTCCCAGCATTATATGGGGCTATTGTTATTATTGTGTTTTGTTCAAAAAGATTAAGGTCTTTCATTTTGTTTTCTATTATTAAAATACTTTATCCAATAATTACGATTATAATTAGTTTTAGTATGACAACTTCTACATAAAGTTATTAGATTATCTGGGTCGCAATTCTTTTTATCATAATCAATGTGGTGAACAGGATAACCATACTGATTACAAATCTGACAAATATAGTTATCTCTTTCTCTGATACTTCTTCTTAAAGTTTCAGTCCAATCAATGGAATAAGGTTTAAAGGATTTACCACCTTGCCAATTAAAATGATTTTCACCAATCATATCTTCTCTTTTCTTACCGAGCCAATATCCCTGATGTCCTTTAGGAAACGGACAATAAGAAGGGTGTCCCTTGTGAGCTTCACTTATTCTCCTTTTAGTTTCTTTTGAATGATGTTTTCCGAACATTGGATTATCTTTTCCTTTCATTCTCTTACTTATCTTTTCTCCAAATTCTTTTGGAAATTTTCTGCCTTTATTAGCTTTACTTATTCTATTTCTGTGTATTTCAGATAAACATTTGCCAAACATTGGGTTTCCTTTTCCTTTATGAGATTCACTTATCTTTTTTTTTGTTTCTGTTGTATGTTTATATCCTATTGGCATAACTTTATAACGAAAGCCCTCGCTAAGCGGTGAGCTATGCGAGGGCATAAATAATAAAACTCACCGCTTTTGTTCATTATAAGTTATTTAAAATAGTTTGTCAATGTCTAAAAAATATGTCTTTGTTGTCTCTGTTTTCTTCTTTCATAGTTTTTCTTTGATTAAATAAATTAGCATTTTAGCCATAGCATTAGCCAAATTACTATCTGATTCATCTTGAAGAGGGTAGCCATCTTGTTCTCCTCTTAATTTACCTTTTCCATAACTTACGAACCAATTACTTGGCTTTGTTATGTTTAAATATGCCACAAGAGGATTTAGCCCGACACTAACTCCGCCTACTTTGTGAGGCAACATACTCCCCAATTCTGAAGTTGAGAAGGCGGAATATTTCTTTAATCCAATTTTCGTATTAAAATTATCTCTCCATATTTCAGGATATTCTTCGCCATCATCAATTTCAACTCTCCAATACCACAAACTATCTTGTTTTACTCCAAGCTCTTTAAGTTCTTTGGCGTATTTAAGGTCGCAAACCTGTTCTTTTAATTCCATAGTTTTTCAATGTTTTATTTTTTGCTGACCCAAGCCAGAATTATTTTAACAACAGCTTGAGCTATGACAAAAACGATTAAAAATCTAAATAAATTATTTTGTATGCTCTGTATTAAATCTATTATGTCTATTTCCATAATTATATGTGTTTAGGTTAATTATTCTCTTTTGTATAGATTAGCAGTAGTTTTGTATAGGTTTAAATCTAATTTAGTTTTTCTTTTATAGTAAATTTAACAACTTTTAAATCTTCTGGAAACATTTCTTCTCTCATAAATTCTAAAGCGTGTTTTTTCTTAGAAAACATTGGAATAATCCCCCAATTATTAATTAACATAATCTCTTTTTTGTTTGTTTTTTTATCTACAACTATCCAAATCATTTGTTCTTTGTTCATAATTATAGGTTGTTTATTTTTTTAAAAGTTTCAGAACTCAATCCACAATTCTTACAATGTGGTAATCCATTTTGTTTTCTACAATAATCAAGATGAGGTTGGAGTATTTTAATAATATCCTCTTTCTGCTGTTTAAGATAACGAAGACAATTTTTATTCTTTTTGTCAATTATTTCTTTCATACATTTTTCGCATCTTAACTCTTTAATTGTATTATTGTTTTTCATATTTATTTAAGATTATAGTTTAAGATTTTTTATTTTGTTTTAGATATTTATTAAATCCTTCAATGTCCCGAAAACACATATCACAAACCTTTTGAGTTTTATTCCTCGCAGAATTCCAGCCGTGTCTTATTAAAAACGGAATAGTCCAAAATAATGATAAAAACCCGATTACTACTAAAATATTGTATAGTATCTCCATAGTTATTTATTATTTTATTGCCTCCCTAATAAGTTTAATTTCGGCTTCAAGGCAACCTTCCTCAAAACCAGCTTCACAACCTGTTTCTATGTCTTCGGGGTGGTCTAATAAGAATTGTAGTTCTTCTTTGGTGTAGTTATTCATATTAGTTTAGTTGTTAGTTTAGTTTCTAATAATTTAAACGGATTTGGATAAATATTACAGGCCCGGCGGTGGAGGTCGATCTGGCGCATTTCTTCTTCATTACAAATTTCGCAATTTTCCGGCAACCCATTCCCTTCTTTTAGGAAACCGACCCACACGCCTTTGTTTTCGCTTTTAAGAAAACAATAATTATTTTTGATATAATGCGTATTCCAATCTTTATTGCTTACCCACTTTTTAATCCAGTTATAATTTATTGAATGAAGTTTAACTTTGCCTTCTCTAAAATCTTTGACGCCCTGAGCAAAAGCTGGACTATTTCTTTTCATTTCTTCGTAATTGGAATACTTGTTTAAACTTTTTGATATTTTATTTAGCATAATTTGGAACTATCGCTTCTTCCTCTAAATTACCGGCCATAAACTCCGGTATTTTCAAACGAATTGTGCGAATCGTCCATTTATCCTTTAAAAAATCATCTTCCGCCATAAACTCCATACACGCTATTATCTCTTTTACGCTTCTGCCAGACATAAACATTGTTTTGATAGCTTGTTGAATCGGACTGAATTCAGGTCCTTTTAATTTTATATTTTTTAGTTCCTGATAAGCATTGATAATTTTGTTATAATCGTCTTTCGGATATTTAAGATTTTTTCTCTTGGTTGGTTTATCCAACCTAATATTATTACTGATATTATTATTGAGTGATGATATAGTTGTGCTGTTAGTTTTGGCTAACACCCCTGTTAGTTTTGACGAACACCTCTGTTTGTTTAAACTAACACCTCCATTAAAATATAATTCTTTTATTTTTTCGGTTAATCTTATATAAATACTTCTATCGGGAGCACGAAACATTTTAATAAAACCTGCTTTTTGTATTTTTTTTAATCTTTCACTAATAGATGCTTTTTGTTTAATTCCCAATAGAGGCATTTCTTTTATAATATGATTAAAATTTATCCAAGTATATTTATATGTTATTTCTTTTTCTGTAATTTCTAATTGTTTTATTTTTTTATCGTCAATTCCACAAAAATCTTTTAAATAATCTAATATAGCGCAATCTTTTATATCCAGTTTGCTTGCTGAAAGAACTAATTGATTTATGAAAATATTGTATTTCATTTTTATAAATAAAATGCTCCCAACAGACAGGCAGGGAGCATTTGTTAAAATTCTAACAAATAATCTATGTAATAACAATTACCTGTCTGCTTCTTCTATTTTCCCTCTTTTTGAAAGTTCAGTCAAGTTAATAACTTTTACACAGACGAGCCGATTTGATAGGGTTCAGCTCGTCTGCCCTCCTGTTCTGTCTTATTTATTCAGAGGTGGGTTGAATTATAAAGGTCGAAATTCTCAAAACTATTTTGACTCTTATAGCTCACCTTTGTGAGTTACCTATAGAATAAAAAATAATTTCATTGTAATACATCCTGTATCACAAAATGAGTAAGACCAACCCAGTTAATACTCTTCCGGATGAGGCAATGATATTCCCATATCAGCCATTTTTCTTTCTATCTTGCCAAGATATTGCCCAAATTCCATTGTTGTCAACGCTGTCGTGGATCTGATAAGTGGTAATTTTTTGCTTTCGTCTGTCAAAAACATTCCTCTAAAAGTAGTATGTAGCTCATCACCGTCATAACCAGTATCCTTTGCTATTATTCCAATCCATAGCCAATAAAGATTATTCTGTTGTAAGCTCCTTTTCTTTCTCCACTTCTTTATTCTAATTTCATACACTCCGTCTTTTTGAGAAGCAAGGAAATCATTAAAGTTTTTGATGTTGTTCAATAATAATTTCCCTGCTTGTATTCTTGAAAAAAACAACATGTTCAAAAAGGTATGTTTGCAATATCAATATCATCTCCTTCTGGTTGTGCCATTGGTTTTCCATCCTCAATTACAGGTATTTCGCTGTCTGATAATGGTTTAATTGGCACTGGTTGGATAGGCGCTGGCTGAAATGCGCTTACTTGATTTTGTTGATTTTGCCCTTTGGGTTCTGATAAAATGATATTATAATCTGGTTGATTTTCTTTTTCTTTTCTGTCGTTTTGGAATATAGCTATGTTAATATCCCCTCTTAAATCGTTTAATACTCCTGAAAAGTATTGTTTGCCGTCTTGTGTGGTTCTTACCCACAAAGCTCCGATTCTTTTACTTGCCATAATTTTTTACCATTTACTTAATTCTTTTTCTCTTCGCTTGACGACTAAACAAGCGAGCATTACTGGAAGATTCTTTTGATGTTCTTCTTGGTCAATTTCGTATTTTCCGAAACTGGCAGTTTCCTTATCAAAATGTAAAATCAATCCAGCGTCTAATTTAACTTTATCTTCTTCCTCTACTGCATTCCAATACCCTGAAAGCTGATAGAGATGTTCATTATATACCCTTTTACTGGTCTTAAAATCTATCAGCGTTGTCTTTCCGTCTATTACTGCTAATGCGTCAAAAATCCCCACATAATCGTGTTTGACAGAATATACTAATCTTTCAGAGGCAAGAAACTTTATTTTGTGAGAATTATACCAATCAAGAAAAGCGTTGATTCCATTTTCCACATTTTCGTCTAATCCTTTAAGTGTTTCGGGGTCAACTTCTTTTCCTTCCATTTTAGTTTTAACAAACATTTCGCACCATTCGTGAACTTGTGAACCAATAGAGGCGGCCTTTTCTTTTTTGATTGTGTGTTGAACAGCGCCATCTTCAATCACCGGCATTAGCTCTTCCGCAGTGAATTTCTTGACTTTTGATTCCTCAAAATATTGAAGAACAAATGATTTGAATAATCCTGTGGCCCAAATAATTAATGGCCGAGATTTATCAATTATTCCGGTTGCTCCCGTAACAGAAATCAAATAAGTTCTTTCTCCGGCTTTCTTGTAACGATGTGAATCAGGAAAAAAATCGATTAAAACTTTTCCGCCGTATAATTCTTCTGTTATTTTATTTGTCATTTGCTTTTTTTAATTTACTGGCTGTTGATGTTTTAACGACCTTTGGCGCTTTTTCTTCTGCCTTTTCTTGAAATGCCTCCGCTCTCTTTTCTTGTTCCTTGGCGACACTTTCATCTGCCTTGCTCCAAGAATATGTTTTTGTTCCTTGCGAAGCTTTTATGATTTTCTTGAAGTCCGGCTCTATAATTTTTCCAAGCTGTCCAGTTCTGTCTTTGGCAACATATTTATCGCTTGACGGATCCACAATAATTATCCTTTTATCCTTTCCGTTTTGCTGAACAACCGTTAAATATCCTACAATATCCACCATATTTACAATTTCTGTTGAGAGTTTAGTTTCTATCATTGGTCTTTTAATCATTCTTTCTTCGTCTGATTTTTCGTCTAAATGAGCAATAAGTAATACATGTCTTCCACTATCTCTTAAAACTTTCAAATAGTTTCGCATTGTCTTCTTGAGAAATCCCCATCCGGCCATTGTTGGAGAGCCATCTCTTTGAACTAATTTAGAATCTCCGGAAGCTGTCATAAAAGATTTTAGCTTCTCCATTAACTCTCCAATCGGGTCTATTACTATTGTTTCGTAATCGTTGCTTTTAACAGCATCAAGAAAATCTTTCATATCTCCCCATTTTGTAATTTTAGCTACATCTACTTTTATGCCTCTAAGTCCAAAATACTTAGCTCCGTTTTCGCAATCCGCTATGATTGGCTTTGGAGCAGTTGACGCAAATGTTGTTTTTCCGACTCCACCTTCTCCATAAACCAACATAACGATTGATGGTTTGGCTGATGGATCGCCTGTGTTTATTATTTCCATTTTATTTAAAGGTAGGGAGACAAGAGAAAATTCATCCCTGAAAAACTCTCATCATCCCCCTATCTGGAATCAATTTATTTTTTATTATTTTTTACCCACAAGGAGGTAATTTTTATACTGGATAAGGATAATACTTATCATCAATTTCTTCTTCTTCCATCGCATCATTTTCTGCGTTTGCTTTGTTCCAATCTTCCACCATTCTTTGACTTTCTTCTTCTGTCATTTTTCCTCTCTCTATCCATTTTTTATGAATTGCCGGAGTTTCAACTTCTACCATACCAACATTAAGAAACTGATATAATGGCCGAGCATATATCCTATCGTTGAAGACAGAAATGTTATGCTGAACCATTTTTCAAATTGTTTCATAATTTTTATTTTTTATTTTTGTTTGCTTCGACCTTTAAAATTTGGCTTATTCTGCCTTCTGTTTTGTCAAAAATTTTACCAACTTCATATAAATAAAAGCCGTCAGCAACGGCTTGTTTTATAAGTTTTGTTCTTTCTTCTATTATGATTTGATTTCTTGTTTTGTTTTTCATAAGTTTTCCACAACTCTTTAATACTACTTTAATTTTAGTTTAATCAAGACCAAAAGTCAACCCCTTAATTTTACCCTTAAAAATGCGAGTTATCCACACTTAACCAAAAAGCCCTCATTAGAGGGCCTTTCTTTTAGCAATCTTTCGTTGCTTATGCTTTCTTTTTTTCCTACTCATTAGATTCGTCTTCATTATCTCCACTTTCTGCTTCAGGCTCGGCAGGTGTTTCCTCTTCCTCTTCTTCTTCTTCGTCTTCAGCTGATGTTTCTTCTTCGGCCGGAGTATCATTTTCACTCTCTTCAGATTCTTCTTCTGAAGTTTCTTCACTTTCTTTATCTTCTGATTCATCTTCTGTAGATTCTTTATCATTACTTTCCTCTTCAGACCCCTCTGATTCTTGCTCTGAACCTTCCTCAGGCGTTTCCTCAGGCGTTTCAGTAGCTTCTTCGTCCTTATTCTCGTCTTGAGGAGTTTCCTCGTCTTTTTTTTCAATATTTTCCATTATAAAAAGTATTTAACTATTAATTATCTGACGACCTTTCCTTTTTCTTTAATAATACTGACTTAGTTCCAGACCAAAGTCCTGATGAACTAAGGCCCATTACCATTCCTCCAAGAATTACTTCTGAAGAAACTCTAAACTCTGATGATATTAAAGCCATTATAATACCAATCACAATAGCAACAATAGGTGACCATTTACTCGGAATTCCTAATCTTTTTATTGCTTCGGTAATTCCAATAGTTAATGCTACCATTGGGCCACCAAAAATTAAAATATCCATAATTTTGTGTATTAACTTATGTTACATTTAATTTATTTAGACCTTTTAAAAAAATTAAGCAATTTGACATATACTTTTATTAACTGCTCAATTATTCCTATCTGTTTTTTTAATAATTCTATTCTAACATTTTCTGTGCTATCTATTAAATCTCTTGCCCAGTTGTCTGTTATGAGTTTGCCATAGCACTCTGTATTTCTGAAAAATCTATGTGGGACTATTCTTTTAAGAGGAATACTATATTTATTACAAAGCTCACTCATAAGCACTTCTAATGCTCTTTTCTGATTTTCTGTTGGCAATTCTTGACTAAAATTTCCTTGTAAGCAAATACCAATACTTGATTTATTCATACTTTTACAATGTATTCCTTCATCAGTATCCGCCCTGCCCTGATATATTCTGCCCGACTTATCAATGTAATACTGATAAGCAATATAATAACCAAGAGAACTTTTGAAGTTCCATTTTTGTCTGTGATATTCGTTTACACTTTCAAAACCGTTATTACCAGCTTCGTGATGGATTATGAGCCACTTAATTTGATTTTCCATAAAAGTATAGGTTTAAGTTAATTTTGTATAGGTTTAAAAGGAGGAAAGAGGGTGTGCTTTATTTATTTGCTTGTTTTTTTTTCGCACCCTCTTTCCTTTGTTGGCATTTCTGCCTTATTAATGACCATTTTAACTACTTGGTTAAATTGGTCGTCTGTAAGGGGGGGGGTGAATTTTGCCACCCCCCTTTGGAAGCATTAATCCACAAAAGAGATGGTCATTGATAAGGGTTCTGTTGAGCTACCATATTTTAGCAAGAAAAATGTTTCGTGGTATAAGCCGTTCAAATCGTGTAGTGAACAAATAAGAACTGGTCTTGTTTGTTCTATTTGAACCTCCACTCTTTTTTCTTGCTTTTTGGCTTTTTCAACAAAGTCCCTAACAATAAACACATCTTCAATTTCGTGAACTAAACACTCGTGCTCAACTTTGCTTGTTGCTGTTGACATCTTTCCGCTCCCTTAAAAAGAACTAATTGCCGTTTTTTATCATCTTTTTAATTTCTTCTATGTTTTTATCTATGTTTTCTATGTTAACTTGTATTCCGCTTATTTCAACCCTGTTGTCTTGGCTTATCGCTTGATTATTTAATGAAAATATAAAGAGACCGCCAATAATGGCTATGGTGATAGTCACCAAAATTCCTAATTCTGTCCGAGATACAAATTTTCTGCCATTAGTTTGTTCCATAATACTTATAAATCTTTAAATTTAATATCAACATAAGCTCTAATTCTAGCAATTTTTTCTTTATCTTTTTTATCAATACTTTGCTTAATCATTTCATCAAATAAATCTATTAAACTATCTTTAAAATCTTTAATGCTTATATCCTTACCTTTCTCTTTTATTTGATTAAATAAATCTACTCTCATATTTTTATCCTATTACTTCCCATTGTAAGTTAGTAGTAGAACCATCATTAGCATTAGTGTTCCATTGTAAAACAAATGTTGTATTACTAATTGACTTTAATTCTGCTTGTCGTATAACAGTACCAGAGTCGTTTCTAAGTTCTAAAATCTTTGAAGTACTTCGATAACCTCCAAGCCCACCAACAGCAGCAGCTGCAACTAATCCTATAGAACTTTCATTGCTACCACCAATTATTGTTCCAGAACCAATACATATCATACTTATATTGCTAGTTCCCGAAGATGCTGAAATTTTTATTAACTTTGGAATAGCGCCTAAATTATGAGTAATTGTCTGATCGCTGGTATCATTTATTGCCTTTGAAGCATTACCAATTCTAATTTGCATTTCTTTTTGTATTGCTATTTCAGTAGCTGATATTGCTTTTCCAACTTTAATATTATTAGATCCCGGAGATACACCAATTGTTTTATCGTCCTGTATATAATAATCTACACCTTCTGTCAATCCTGAAAATCCATTAACAACACCATCAGTTTGTATATCTATAGCTTCATCTGCTCCAGTAGTTGTTGAAAGAGCAAATCCATAAAATTGCAATTTAGTAGCATCATTTGCATCACAAGCATAAACTTTATTATCAGTTTTCACGAAAATAGCCACTGGTAATGAGGCTCCAGTAATAGCTTCACCAGAATTGAGTGTATCTTTAAAACCACCTGCTCTATTAGCATTTTTTGATATTTGATTAACTTGTGCTGCTGATAATTCCTCACCTACAGCAAAATCGTCTTTTCCCTCTGGCATATTATGTAATAGTTAGAGTCCAATCTATAGTAAGCGTTTCTGTATTGGACTTAGTTATATTAATTGCGACCCTTGATAATAAAATACCTGAATCTGCTGCTCCAGATCCGTTAACGAATATCCCAGCCTCTCTAAATGTTCCTGTAACTTCAGTTGAATCAAAGAATCCGGTAATATAAGCTATATTGTTCCCGTTAGTTCTTGAAGCAACAGCATTTCTAAATGTTTCTGTCTCAAGAGTTGTATCTCCATTAGCCGGCGCTGTTGTTCCAGTTCCAAGAGCAACATGTGAAACTAATGGATCGTCATCAGGAGTCGGATCAGTCAAATTATTAGCAATCATTGTTCTTCCCACAGTAGGAACTAAATTTTGATAATGATAAACTCTCTTGACTTTTCCAGTCAATTTATCTCTAATAATAAACTTATATTTTCCCTTTAATGATACTTGTTCTTGTTTTTTCATATTAAGTTAAATGTGATCCGTTTAATATAAATACTCTTTTAACTCCTGCCGGAGTTTGTGGACCAAGTACAAATTCCGTTTCAAAATCTAATGATTGTGGAGTAAATACTTCTCCTAAATTAATTATTTCTTCTTGTAAATTATGTTCTAAAGATGATCCAACTACATCTTCAATTGTAATACTTTCATCTGCTCCTTCTGCGAGATCAACAGTTTCATTTGCATTAATATCTAATTTTTTTGACTCTGCTAATAATAATCTTTGAAGTATATCTATAAAATCAAATGTCTTTGTAGTAATTAATGATATTTTATAAACAAAAGTATTGTTTGAAAATTGAGTTATTTGAACTTTATTTATTATAAATTTCTGATTGATTCCCCTTGATATAGAATTTATTAATATTTCTTGTCCGGCAAATAATCCTGATGTTTCTGTTTCAAATTCTCCTTCAACTATTGTTTCAGCATATATTGCTATTTCTGCTAATGCTCTTTGTCTTGCTCCGGGTTTTGTTGTAATTGATCTATCAATAATCAATTTCTCATATATTCCATCCCCACCTTCAGCAGAAACCATTGTATCTATTGATTCCTGTAATTTTACTTTTGAAATTAATGGAAGATTAGGTCGGCCAGATACTCTTATTACTGCTCCATTAGAAGGTACATCAGTATCTTTAAATCTTAATATTTTTTCACTAAATCCAAATAGTGCATCAAAATCATCAGGGTTATTTATGTTATCTAATCCAACACTTAATAATTGACCCGTTATCGTTGCTTGAAAATCTGAAAATTTATAGGGCAGATTAAAGACATAATTAACTCCATTTCCTTCAATCTCTGCTGTAAAATTAGTAGCTAAAAATTCACTACCCCTTACAATAACAGTATTTGTTATTTGAGAATTATCCTTCCTTATAATTAAACTTTCATATCTATAACTCCCATCATCATCTTTAATATCAAATGGCGCGGGATTTTTTTCTTTATCAAAAAAATGTAAATCCTTATTAAAGTCAACATAGAAATCATAATTAACCAATTCTGCTAATTCCTCTAAACATTTTATTAATGGTTTTTGATTAAACTTTACAGAGTTGACTATCACCGGCGCATCAACATTATTTGTTGTAAATCCAGCAGGAAAATAATCAGTTTTTAAAGAAGCTATTATTGAATCAACAGTCTGATCTTCAAATGTATCTGCTACTAATTTATGATCAAGCAATCTAGTATAATCTTGACATCTTACTTTCCATCTAATAATTCTAAATGAAGTTGATGTATTTTCTGTTTCAGTAATTATTCCTGCGAATATCTTTACTGAATTATCCGTAATTATAACCTCTTTTCCTACACTAGGAGTATATTCATCGTTCGTATATGATTTTATCACAAAAATACATAAATCTCTTTTTCTTGTAATTATATTTGTAATCTTTAGAGATCCAAATTCTATACTTTTGGTTTTATCAACCCCATTTATAGTTACTTGAATTGACATTATATTCTAACATTATCTTTTAATATTCTTGTTAATTTTTCAGCAAATTTTTCTGCTGCATTATCATCTAAAAACATTGAATTAGATACATTTACATTAATCCCTCCAATTCTTTTATTAGCAGGTATAATAGTTTCTCCTCCATGAACTATGGCCGGAATAGGTTGTCCTAATGGTCCGGGCACAATTCCACCATGCTGAAATCCTAATACTCCTCCTATTCCTCCCACAAAACCTTTTACTCCTGATATTAATCCGCCTATTGCGCCACTTACTTTCGCTTTTAATCTGTCTAATGCATCTAACACTCTAAATATCTGAAAAAATACATTTTCTAATACACTAACTACTGCATTAAATGGTTTAATAAACAATGTATTAATAGCAGTAGGTAATCCTTGCATTATTTGTAATAATGTTGGCAATATTACTAACGCTAATTTTTGGAGTTCAACATTTAATTGATTCTTTAATAATTGCCATTGCTTATCAATTTGCTGATTTTGTTTTATAACTGCTTCATTATAAGCAATAGTAGATAATTTCATTGAATCAAGCGTCATAGTAAATGCTTCACTCTGTGCTCCAGTTAATGCCAATATAGCATTCAAACCCTCAACTGATCCAGCTGCTTTTGCTAATGCCTCTTCATCACCTTTTGCTGCTTCTTTAAGTTTATTAAATGCCCCTACAAGTCCACCAGATCTCTCTATTAATACTTTAAATGAACTTACTCCAAGCGCATCAAATAATTCTTTTGCCTCTTTTGTAGGTTTTAATAATGATGACATTGCTGCCCTCAATTGTGTTTGTGCGACAGATGTTTGAAGACCCGATGTTGTTAAAGCCGCTGTTGCTGCTTGAAGTTCCTCAATTGATACTCCCATTTCTGCTGCAATTGGCGCAACTTGACCAAACGCTCTTGATAATTCTGCTACTGTCGTTTTACCTTGTTTTACAGTATTAAATAATATGCCGGCAACTCTTTCTGATTCTTGTGCTGGTATCTGAAAAGCGTTTAAAGCTGATGTCAATAAATCAGTTGCTTCTTCGGTTTTTCCTAAACCAGCAACACCAAGTTTTGATGCTTCTTCTAAAACCTGTAATGCTTCTGCTGTATCTGTTATACCGGCTGAAACCACTTGATAAGCTGCTGATCCAAGTTCTTTTGGATCTACTGGAACTACTTTAGAAAGTTCCTGTATTCCTTCCCTAAATTGATTTATGGCTTGAGTTGAATCACCGGATATAAGGGTGGCAATATCTCCTAATTTAGATTCAAATTCAATTGTTTGTTTTAGTACATTCCTAAAAGCCAATGCTAATCCAGCAGCTCCTATAACAGGTATAAGGCCCAATGCCGCAGATTTCATACCACCCAATGCACCTGATACTTTTTTTAATTTAGGAGACGCTTTATCTTGCCCAGTTATTATTAATTTAACTCTTTGATCAGCCATTTTTTCTTTTTCTTTTATTAATTACTGTCACAAGTTCTGAAATAAAATCTGCTGTATTTTCTTCATACAATTGCCTTTGGGTCCATCCCATCTCAATACAGATATCAATTATTCTTTCAATTTTTTTTTTGAAAAACTTGCAAACTCTGTAATTTGTTCCATCAAAAATACAACATCTGTTGATTTCAATGAAGATACATTTTTTTCATCTATAGGCAATATTTTTCCATCATCTCCCTCAAAGTTCCAATCCTTTACCATAATGTTAAAAATCTTTATATAATCATTTTCTTTTAGATCGTTTAAAGATAATGTATCTTTCATTAAAGGAGAATCATAAATGGTTATCTTACTGCCCGGATATGATGGCAATTCAATTACTTTTGTTTGTCTTACATCAGTTAATTTTACCATATTAATAGCTTGCTGTTTCATTTATTAATTGACAATTATTTATTACATCTCCATTTGTGATATCCCACAATGCCTTAAATGTAATAACTTGTTTTGATATTTCATCATTCGGCCTATCTGGTTCCCATGCTTCAAAATCAACTCTTGATAAGTCAAGAATAAATTGTGGTTTAGTAGCACCTACTCCCACAACTTCATCATCATTTATTAATTGAATTCTTATTGCTTTATAACTTCCTGAAAGCATTAAGTCCTTATAAACTCTGTTCTCAAGATTTAATTCTACTTCACCTTCAATTTGTAGTTGTTGATTTAAAATATCTTCCGGATCAACAGTTCCCAATACATCATCTTTAACTAAATTCTTAATAAATCTTAATGTCAAAGATTTAATAGGCACATTATTGCCAGCCGCTAAATCTCCTGTTGCATCTTCAATCTTAAATGTTAAACTTCTTCCCAAAAATTTATCTTCAGCAGAATATGATGCTGTTAAATCACTTACTCCTTTAGATGCTTTTGACATAAAGTCAACACTAACTTTTACGACATCGTCAGGCACGATTTCTATTGTCAAAGTATTTATCATTGCTAATGTAAATACAATATCTCCAGCAGTAGGATCATCAACCCATAATGATAAACTATCATGCTGATTATCTTCCTGAAGTGTAAATGTATGTGTATAAGCGCTATCCGTAGGTCCAGCCGTACTAACAGTGCCAAGTAATGATAATAATAATAATCCAAAACTTTCTGATAATAAATCAGTTTCAAAAGATCCTTCTCCCCATCTCAAAGCGACAGGGTTTTGATTGCCTTCTCCTATGATACTATTATATGATAATGTTGACCTTGCTTTTGTAACTTTATCAGCATGCGTAAATGCTCTTTTAGGAACATAAAATGTAGGAGCTGCTATATTAGAACCCCTTGTAGTTTCTTTTGATATTCCTATATTAAATAATCTTCCGATCGCTTTTGTCATAATATTTTTATGAAATTAAATTAATATCTATTGAAAAGTGGCATCTAACGACAATTTCTGCCACTCTATATTGAGCAGGTTCTTCAATATAACCCCATATTGAAGGCGCTGCTTCCATGAATAAAAATGTATAACCTGTTTCAGATGCTAATCCGGAGAGCCGATGGTTTTTATCAAGATCATCTAATACTGAATCAACTAACTCACGCATTGTTCTTTCTGTATCTTCTGGCTTTATCTGTCCGCTTCTTTCATTATACAACCTTAGTGTAAAGGCGTAAACTCTTGCATTTTCAGTAGTAGTATCATATTCATTCTCATTAGCTGACGGTACTAATGTTGCAAAAGGTATTCCATCCGGCGTTTGAACTTCAAAATTATAAACTTGTTCCAATAATGTATTAGCTACTAATATTTCTTTTATTTTATTTGATAATTTTTCCCACATTATGTTACTTTCTTTACTTCGTTAATAAATATTTGCTCAATCTGTTTAGATGCATTCTTTCCACCCTCTACCATAAAAGGTCTCGCTTTCATTTTATTTGTTCCTTCATGCACAAATATAGCGTAATTAGTTCTTGGCTGAACAGTAGCTTTTAATGGTTCTATTATTGTAAATATTGATGATCTTAATCTTCCAGTTAATACAGGTGTAACTTTCTTTGCTTCTCTTTCAACAATAAATGCTGATTTTTTTATTGCTGTATTTAAAGCCATTTTTAAATGAATAGGAAGTTTTATAAAAAATCTTTGTGCTTTCTTTCCTTCAAATATAACACTTACAGTTACACTCATAATTTTTCACATATTACTTTCAAATAATCTATTCCACCAAATTGTCTTCTAACAACTCCACTATCAGCTACTTTATAAAAAACATTATTTTCATCTCTTAATTTGTCTCCGGTCTGAATATCTACACTACCCTCACAAAAGAATTGAAATGTCTTACCAAAAACTCCTTCTGTTAATATATCACTATCACTTTTTAATGGTTGTAATGTTCCCTTAACTCCTGTAACAGTAGACAAAGCATATTTATCTCCTGAAACTTGCGTCATTCTTGAAACAATCATTGTATTTGTGGCTAAATGTAATATCATATTGCAATTTCTCTATATAAATCTAATATTGAAAATACTCCTAAAGCATCAGCTTCCTCATCTATATCCTTATAAGTTATTGAATAATCTCCTAATTTTTCTGATTTTGAAGGACCTCCCTTTATTCTTTTCTCAGCTATGCTTCCAACAAGCTTTGTGGCAATAAGTTCAACATCAGCCGGAACTGATGATGAATATCCAAAGTCAGCAATGACTTTAACTCTTCTTTTTCCTTTTAAAAAAGATAATATATTAGCAGTTGAAACAAGCGCTAATTCATTCTTTTCAGTTTCATTTAATGGATAAGTTATATAATCTTCTGCCGGACCTTCTGTCAAAGCTAAATGATCAGTTCCATCAAGTTCTAAAAGAGTAACGGTTGGATTTCCCACAAATGGATCTATAAGAATTCTTTGTTTTCCATTTCCATCATAATATCTTGTTGCAGACGATGCTTCAAAAGTTTTACCACAACAATTATCAATCCAAGCCTTAACAGACGCAATCCAATTATCAACTTCACTTGATACGGCTGACAAATCAGTATTTAAATATTGTTCTACTTTTGCTTGGGTAGTATATGACATTTCTTTTTGGTATCTTTTGGCCTTATCATTCTATCTTTAGAAAGACACTTGATACATTTGCAATTTTTTTTATGTTTCATATCTCTATCGGTATGACCAACCTTTAGCGCTGATCATACCTGTAGAAATCAGAATCCAGTTGATACCCTAATTGCGTTACCTAATACTACATTACCAGCGATCCTATGAACTACACGAATTGCAGTTTGATCTTTAGTAAATGCAGTTTCAGTATCTTGGGAAATCTTGACAGACATTCTCTTTCTATCACCTAACCAATAACCTCTCTTATAGTCTCCAAAATAAATGGTTCCATTAGGAAGATCACTGACCTCTCTAATAGCTCTACCATCAATTGTAGCTGGACTTCCAAGAGCAACTGGTTCGGCCCAGAAATATCGGTTATTACTATCTTTCAATACTCTCAAATTCTTGATTGTCTGATTGTTGGCAAGAAAGGATGCATTGGCTCTATACTTTGAAGGCAATCCATATATCAAATCAAATATGTCATCAAATGTTCCATTACCACCTACCGCCGCAACAGTAGGGATTGTTCCAGCACCTCTCGCAGTTTCTAATCCAGTTGGCTGAGTAGTACCATTACCTCTAATGATTACCCTCTGCTCTTCATCACCAATTACTTCAGCAAATAGTGAAATAATAAGTTGAACAACATCAAAGATATCAGAATCCTCAATAAGCTCATCTGAAGAGTAAAGAATTGCAGCACATTTCTTAGCGGTCAATGTTTCCAATCCCCAATCAGCGGTAGTTGTAGATTTAGTAGCATTTTCTTCTGTCCAAGTAACCTTAGGCATTGATCCCTGTGATGGAATTCTCATTACATCTCTTTTCATTGTAATCACCCTTACAAGACCTCTCATTACATTATTTTGTGGCAATTCTTTGATAATTTCTTCCCTAAATTCATCAGGAAATAAATTACCACCATCAGCTGCTGTTCCTTCAGATAATGCCCTGATAGCTACTTCATCTCTCGTAACAAGCGCGTGCCAGAATCCAACAATCTTTTCTTCCTTTGTTAAATCATCAATATCTTTTATTAAATCTTTTCCATTCAAAATTTGTTTTAACTTTGAATTAGCAGGTATCTTTAAATCTAATAATCTATCAACTTTTTCATTCAAGGCCTTTACATCGCTTAAACCTTTAATTTCTGCAATCACATCTTTGGCTGCTTTTTTAGCCGCTTTATCTATCTTTTTCTGAACTCCTGGATTGTCATCAGTTTCTTCATCTGTATCTTCCTCAGATTCGTCTTCCGGAGTTTCCTCTTCTTCGTCATCAGTTTCTTTCTTTTCTGCTTCCTCTTCAATATAATGCTTCTTACCGTTTATCAATATAAATTTCTTTTTCATTTCAATTTTTTTTATTTTTTAATTTCGCTTTATATAATAAAGCATTAGTATATTTAGCAATACTTTGTGTCATGCGTAAATCTAAATCTTTTACCTTTGACACAGCCCGACTATTTGCTTTAGACCTACTTACTTGAGTTTTTTTCTCTTTAGGTAGGATTTTATTTTTATCTATTATAAAATCTTTAATTTCTCCAATTTTTTTATCATCTAATCCTTTATCATTCATTCTATCTATTTCCTTAACCATTAATTGATGTGCTCCGGGATTAGCAGGAATAGGAACAAATGAAATTTCTAATAATTCTAAAGTTATTGATTTCTTTTTTTCATCAGAATGAGGAATAAAACCAACAGATACAGTATTTAAAAATTTATCCTCAACCATCTTTTTCACACCTTTTGCTAATTCAGTTATATCATGAAACAACGGCTCAAATGTAAGCCTTTTCTTTTCTTTATCTCTCTTTAAATTTCTTACTTTTCCAACAATATTCTCAACTCTATAGTCATGATTAACAAGTAACACAGGATTTTTTTTAAATTCTTTTAAATCCCAATCCTCCATTTTTAACGAATCTCCATATCTATCAATTGTTTCGTCAGTAGCTACGAATTCTATTTTATCTTTTGTTCTTATTATTTTTGCTTCTATATATTTTTTTAGCATATTACATTTTTATTAATTTATTAGAATTATTATTCTATATAGATATTAATATCTTATTTTTTAACAGCACCATCCATAACGCTTTGGACTTCTGCTATTTCGTCCAAATCTGCTTTGGCTTTGGCTTTATTAGCGTTTATATCTTCTTGGCTTAATTCGTCCCATTTTTTATGCTCCGCCAAAGCCAAAACCTTTTCTTCATCTATCCGATTTTGTCCATAACTTTCTGTTTTTAATATAACTTCTTTCCTATCTTTATCATATAAGATGAATTGAACTTCCACATTATTTTCTGCTACTTTTTTTATATTTTTGTCCGCTTTTTCTAAGTAATTCATATTTTTGGAACTAAGTATAAGACCCCGTTATTAGCTTTTAATCTAACTTCTCCTGTGGTTTCAAGCTGATAAAGGATATTATTAGTGATTATGTTATTAATTAACCTGTTCAGCCCTTCCGCCTCGCCTTTTTTAAAACCGACATAAAAGGCAATAGCTGATATAACAAGAACTGATGTAATTAGTATTGTTAAATATCTCATAATTCTTGCCCTAATTTATTCTCTGTAAATTCAACGTGAATTCCCATCATTTTTGCGTCTTCATCTAAATCGTCATCTCCGCTTGTGGCGTCTCTATAAATCCTTAAACCTATTTGGTCGTGGTCAGCTAATCCAGCATAAGGAATACCAGTCGTGAATTCTGTATCAACCCTTTTCCCAGCGTCAACATTATGGCTTCCAGCAGACGCCTCTGTTGTGGTTGAAGTTGCCCCGTCCAATACTTCGCCTTCCGCTATTGCTATATATTCAATTCCCCAGACAACCTTTTTAGTATCATCTGCTTGATTAGTTTCGTGTTCCCATAAAATATGAAAGTTAACATCTGTGGTGTCGTCCCACCTATAAGGGACATTTATCGTAAAATATATTTCTTGTTCTGCTGTTTTATCAAAATCAAATGTAGAAAATAATCCTTCCCAACCTGCGTCGGGGTCTACATTTCCAAGTTTTTTAAAAGCGGGAGCCCAGATATACAGATGTCTTTTTATTCTGGCTGTTCCGTGTAATCTTAATTCCCCGTCTATTTTTACTTCCATATAATTGGTGGCGTCTCCTATTTTTAAACTTCCTGTTCCTACATTGTCTGTGTCAATCCATAAATCAGTATCATCATAAAGAATAGAAGCGTCTAATCCTGCTCCAAAATAAAGTTCTTGATTATCCAAAGGTATCCACAAATATTCACTTCCACTTGTCATATCACCCTTAATAATGTCGCCAATACTTAAATAATAATCCGTAGTAGTCGTAGGGGGTTCTATTTCGTGTCCAATCAAAATATCATTATTACCAGTAGTTACAAGTTTACCTGTTTTATAACCAATAAATACATTTTCATTGCCACCAGTTAAAAGAGAATAACCTGTTTGATGTCCAATAAGTACATTATCGTTTATATTAGATGAATCAAGAACTCCTTTCCCTGACTGCGTACCAATAGCCACATTTGTATCACCAGTAATATTGTTTTTCATAGCTTCTTTTCCTATGGCTATATTACCAGTAATAGATTCTCCATAGTAACTGGATTGATACCCTAACGCAACATTAGCATCGCCAATAGTTAAACTATGAAGTGAAGTTTCTCCAAAACCTAAATTATTACTGCCGTGATAAGTTGCTGTTGCCGTGCTTCCCATTGTGAAGTTCCCAGCATCCTTTCCAAGAAACATATTTCGCCCTACTGGTTGTGCGGTATTGCCAGTTGGGTGGCGAAAGTTATGAATATAGCTAACACCTTCTTTATAAATCACGCCAGTAGTAGCTGATGATGTATTTTCAAGTTCCAATGAACCAACAATTTCAAGTGCTTGTGCGGGGTCTGATACTCCAATTCCAATATTGCCACTGCTATCTATAATAAACACATTTCCATCTCCTCCCTCGCGCGACGAAGCCATAAAGTAATGAGAGCCGCCAGATACTACTTCTAATGCGGAATCTGGGGTGGTGTCAGCTATCCCTACACTTCCATCAAAACTGGTTGTGAATACACCCGCTCCATTGGCTGCAAAAAGTAAGGTTGCGTCAGCGTTTGACCCGCCTGTGGTCATAGTCCACTCTTGGTCTCCTGTTCCTTTTAATTCAAGTCGTCCACTACCATCGTTCTCATAAATCTTTAATGCTCCCGGTGTTCCATCTTCTCCTATTCGTATTTCGTCCACAACGTGTAGTTTTGCCAAAGGAACGGCTACTCCTATTCCTATATCCTCATCTCCAAAGCTAATTGCTCCTGTGCTGTCTGTTATTTCGTTGTCATTAAAATTAAGAGTATCTACATCAAGATTACCAAATGTTCCAAGACCGGTGGTAGTAATATTTCCTGATTCCATATCTAAATTATCTGTTCCACTAAATGTTTTAATACTTGTTCCATCTAAAAACCATAAATCCCAAGAACCCCAATTTTGAGCTAAAACAACACCTCCTAAAAATAATAGTTCTATTATTAAAAATGTGATTAAAAATTTTTTCATAATTATGTCCACGCTTTAATTATTACTACAGCATTACCGCCAGTAGGCGATTGAAAATATAATGTTTTTCCTGATAAGTTTAAATCTTCATCTCCGTCCCAACCTAATGCAGGAATTGGAATGAAAGATAGAGCTGACCAGTCATTTCCATTAGGACCTGACATCATATATTTTAATACTGCTCTATGTGGCGCAGTTTTAGCACTATTAACTGCATAAATCTTAAATGCTTTTGTTCCGGCCGGAAGTGCCTGAGAATATTCTGTATCAGCATTCACTAAAACAATATTGTAAATTGAAAGTGTTTTTTTTTTGTCTGTATTAGATATTATGTTATCTAATTTTGCTTCATTTATTCCAACACCCCCAAGAACATTCATCATTACATTATATAAACTCTTTCTATCTGCTGTTGTTAAAACGACTGGTATAGCTTCATCAGGTTCTTTATTAGATATAAATATATCTTTCTGATTATCCTGCTTTTCAATTACCTTTAATAATCCACCTATATTATCCACTAATCCTTTAATCTGTTCTCTAATCTCTATTAATCTTTGACTTTTAATAACAAATGATTTAGGAAATTTAAAATCTTTTGGCTTTATCTCTTTTAAATTAGATATCTCAAATGATTCAGGAAAGTTTTTAATCATTACATTCTCTAAAATCTTTGCGACAACTATATCTTTAACAGGGTTTTTGACAGTAACATTGATATCTTTCCTAAATTCTTTAGTCATTATCTCATCTATCATCTTCAAAAGATTTTCCAAAACTTTTATCATATTAGGGTCTTTTGAGGACAATAAATGCATCAAGAAGCTATTCTTTTTTTTAAATTCTTTATTTTCACTAATTAATCCCTTTACTTTTTTTAATGTTTCTTCATTCATTTATAATCTTATTGATAGTTTTATTTGTTTTTGATAAATCTTTATTTTCTTTTTTTAAATTCTTTATTTTAGAAGATACAGCCGATCTTACTACAATAGGAATTATTGTGCATCTACAATTTGCGTGAAGCGGTGGATATTGTATCTCTGTATAATTAAATTTTAGTACTCCTCCTTGTACTCCCTGAAATTTATCATTATATTTATGATATGCTTTTCCAAGAGCTACAACTCTTTGATTCATTGGCATACACCATTGACATACCCTATCGTCCAAAGAAGTAAGCCACTCTTTATGAGATACAACTTCTGATTCAATATATGCTCGCTCTGTTGCAAAATTAGCTGCTCTTATAGTCTCAGACCTAGTTATTCTTACTGCCCGACCAGTTGATATACTATTAAATAATGTAGTAATTCTCTTGCTAATCTGTGGCACGCTTTCACCTTCCTTAACTCCTTTTCTTATTACATTTTCAATCTGCTTATTTGTTGTCTTTGTAACTTCACGGCCAAATCTTAAAGTTGTTATATTAACATAATTCTCAATAGCTTTATTTCCAAGATCTAATGATTGATCTATCTCTAAAAAATTAAATGCTTCATTGCTTTCATCTCTTATAATATCAAGTACAACTGATTCAACTGACCTTGAATATAATTTTGCCTCTTTATTGGGATCAAATCTAAACTCTTTAGGATCAATAGCTTTCTTTGACAGATCAGCTAATATCCTTTTCTCTTGATCATTAAATACCTTTCTAACTTGCGTTAAAAATCTGATTTCAAATTTATCTGCTATTTCAAGTTGTCTATCTTGAAACTCTAACTTTTTTCTTTCTTCATTAGATATTTTTATTTCCTCTTCTTCATTAACTTTTTTATTTTTCCCAATAACCTGACTCTTTAATATTTTCTTTAATTTATCCTCAATTGTTTTTTGTATTAAAGTTTTAGCCTTTTTCTTTATCTTTTCTTTTTCTATTTTCTTCCTATTCCTTGCTATCATTTGTTTTATAAAAGTACTATGTGATTTATTATCATTATTTTCAGATTTAATTCCATCAATGTTTATAAGATTATTTGGTATTCTAATTTTATTACCTTCATCACCAATATCAGGTAATCCTGCTTCTTTTCTGACTTCATTAATTGTTCCATATCCAGTATTCAGATAACTTTCTCTTTTCTTTAATTCCAGTTCAACATTTTCCGGAACAGGGTCATCATAAGATAAAAAATGATTATCTAAATTTGGAAATAATGGCACCAAGAATTCATTTAATTGCTCTACTATTCTCTGCATTTTCGGCTTTATAGTTCTTTTAGCAAAAATTACATCTGTTGCTTGCGCATTTGAGACACTTACCTTTTCTGTGATACCAAGAATCGTTTTAGGAACTCTGAATATACCAAGTATTTTATCTCTGCCAAATTCTTGTTGTTTCATAAAATCCATATCTTTCTGCGATAGAGCCATTGGTTCATATTTCAATCCACTCTGAAGAACCATCATTTTATGAGCATTTTTATAACTCTTAAATTTCTTTAATTTCTTTTCAAGATTTTCTACTTGTATTTTTGTTAATTTTTGTTCAGTAGCCAAAATTGCATCGGGCCTTGCTGAATTAAAATAAAAGTTTTTATTCCATTCTTCAGAAAAATCATCAATATCAACAGTTCTTGCTGTTGCCTTTAATGTTCCCTGTCCCCTAAATGGTTTTGCAGGGTCTGGATATCTTAGAAATACAATTTCATTAAAATCTAAGGGAATCATTTTATTATTCCCTGCATTATATTTATATCCTTTTATAATTTCATTGATATTTTCACCCGGAATTACTTTTAATCTATCTGGTCTCAATAATATTATTTGTACCGGTAATCCTGCTTCATAAACAATGAACCAAGGAGCCTCACCTGCTAATTCAAGATAATTACCAGTTAACCAGAACAAATCAAATTTAGTAGTAAAATTATTTGCTCTATTCAATAGATCCAATATTTTATGATTTTCAATTTCTTCAACTCCGTCTTTATTATATTTAAATAACCTGATTTTTATAAGAGCTAACTCATCTGAAATAGCATTAACGCAAGCATTGACCCATCCAGTGGACGATTCTAAAAAATCTTTTGTTTTTCTACCAGGAGGAATTTCACCAGCCAATAAAAATGAAGAGTCAGCAAAAAAGTCTGATGCATCTATTTGCTTCTCTTTAATATCTACTCTTTTTGATAATTCGTTTATTATATCCATATTTTTAAATTATCATCATTTCATTATCATCTTCTTCAATCTCTTTTTCTTTATATATCTTTTTTTCTTTTGTTGAAATGATATCTATTTCTGGATTATTTTCAATTATATATTTATGCGCATATTCTGCTAAGGCCCAAGAATCAGGATAATCATCATGCGCCTTAGGATCATCTGGATGATGACAAGACAAAAACTCTCCTTTATATTCTTTCTGAAGATTTAATAATTCTGATTCAAATTGTTCTCTTTCCTTGCTTTTTTCGTTAGGATATTGAGTGCCTTTATTTTTTATTTGAATTAAAAGATTTTTATATATTATATCTTTACTTTGTAAAGAAAACTTTACTCTTAATATAGGATAGTTTGAATGATTTTCAAACATATCGGGCATAAAATCTCCTTGACCTGTTGAATCAATAGCTATCATTACAGTATTAGGATATCTTTTATTCAACCATTTCTCTATTATATAATACTGGTCCTCGTAATTTTCTCCTTTTAGCTCAAGCCAACCACAGAGTTTTTTATCTTCTGTGTCTTTAGCAGTTATAATAGTTTTATCCGGACTCTTAGCTGTGTCAATTCCTACTGTAACCTCGTTCTTTGTTTTATAAGTATTAAAATTGCCTTTTATGGCGTTTAAATCTTCTCTGGTTAAAAATTGACCAATGCCTAATATCCATTTTAATTCATACTGTGTTTGAAAAGCATCATCATTTTTTCCATAATCCTGAATCTGTTTTCTAATAAATTTCTCGTAATATAAATGACTGTCATCTTTATCTTTATTATATGCTTCTCTTTTTTGTTTGACAACTTCTGCCTGTGGAAAACTCCAAACATTCTCTCCTTTCTGTATTGCTTTATAAAAGTAATTTATTTGTGTCCCGGCCACGCCAACACTAATCATTGAAGCATTTGTAGTTGTTCCCATTGGATCCGACTTCTTTTTTTTCTGAATATCATCAATACTATTTCCCTCTTCATAAATAATAAGATCCAATGTTTTTGATTCTATTTTTGAAGTTTTTGTTAATGGAAATGTATAACAATATGATCCATTACTAATTTGTAAAGTAACAGCATTTGATTCACTTGGATCAACTATCTCTTTAAATCCAACAAGATTTCCGATTTCTAATTTATATTTTAATCTGTCAAAATCGGTTTTAGTTTGTTCTTTCTGTGGCGCAAATATACCTATCCTAATAATATCACCCATTATTTTTGGATAAAATATCATTAAGAATTCAACTGATGATACAAGCGCTTCTGTCTTTCCAGCCTGTCTACTAACTTCAAAATATAAATTCTCACCAGTTCTAAAAAATACTACCCTCAAAAGATTTTCTATTATATCTTTTTGAAATGGGTAGTATTTAATTCCGTGATGTTCTTTTTGAAATGCGTAAAATATTCTGAGTATTTTTTCAAATTTTTCTTTTGTCATCATCTTTTAATACTCCGACTTCTTTTAATATCCTTGATACTACATCATCTGTCTCATCAGTTATCCTCTTAATAGGTTCTCCAAGTTCTCTATTTATTATTTCTTTAGCGGCTGCTAATTTTATTTTTTCATCTAATGATTTCAAAGAATTAGCAAGTACAACAGTAGCATTTTTTAAATTCATTCTAAGAATTTTCTTTGATTCTTCTAATCTAAGATCTTGCTGATCTTTAAGATAATTCATATAATGTTCATGTAATCTTCCACCTCTCATAAACCAACCCCTAACAGTAGGATAAGCTACGCCAACAATTTTTGCTATTTCTTTCATTGGCACTCCTTTAAATCTCATTTCAATAGCTTTAATTTCTTGTTCTAATATTAATTGTTTTCTCTTCATTTGTCTTTATAAGTTTTTACTTGTTGACAATTTAATAATTATATTTTTTAATTCTATAACCGATTTCTTAACATCGTAATTTTCTTTTACTTCTTTTAATCTTTTTTCCACTTCTTTCTTTCTACCATCTTCTGTCAAAAATATTTTAAGCTCCTGATCGTTTTTGGCAACTGGCATTCCAAGCGCCCAAGCTATAACAGTTTTATTATTTGATTTATATTTCCAATGGGCCTCGTTTGAAATTGGGTTTATAACAATATCAGCTTTCTGAATATCATCATTAACAGTTTCTTCATTAAAAGGATAGTTTGTCAATTGAATAACATCACTCAATCCTGATAACAAAAATGGTTTATTCGCTATTACTATCAAATTTAATTTCATTTTTTTTAATGCCGATATAGCTTCCATTAATCTTGGAAAATTCTGATTATAACCATACCAAACAACACTTTTAGCATTTCCTTTATGTTCTTTTATTTTTTTAATCTGATCAAAATCAACTCTGTCTGCTACATAATGAACGGGTTTGTCAGTAAATTTTGCTACTGCTTCTGCTAGTTCTTTCGTAGATGTTGTTATAACATCACATTCTTCTATCATTTCTTTGACTTTATATTGCCATTGAAACCAATCGGGATCACATAAATCAAGTATCTTTATGCCCTTAAATTCTTTTGCGTATTCCGGCCAGTATACTTTTTGAAATATTATACAATCATATTTCCTTCCCATTATAAATTCTTCTGCATTTCCAATATCTTTCCCAGCATCCATCCAATGTTTAATAAGCCAATGACATCTTATTCTTGATGATCCGATTCCTTTTTTTCCGTGATATTGTTCAAAAGTTAAAAAAGCTGTTTTCATATTATTTATTATTATAATCTTTAATAACTTGACGCATTAAATTCTCCCAATCTTTTTGATATCTTTCCATTGAGAATATTTTTTTAGCAGTCTCTTTTCCCCTTTTACCAATTTCTAATGCCTCATCATAATTATTAAGACACCAATTAATTAATCTAATAATGTGCTCCGGATTTCTTTTGCATATCAATCCATTAACTCCATCTTCAATAAATGTATCTGCATCTTGATGCGGTGTAGTTATAACGCAACATCCTGATAACATTGCTTCTGTTCTTGATCTTGGCATTGGTGATTCTCTTGTAGGATTAAAATAAATTAAACTTGATCCTAATAATTTTCTATAATCATCCCAATCGCGCATTCTTACATCAACGGTAATATGACACATCATTATACTTTGTTCCTCTAAATATTCTCTGACTGATCTCAATAATATTCTATCATAATATTTATCTAGACCGGCCGGACTGATAACAGTAATAATTCTCGGTTCTTTTATTAAATCATACCATTCGTTGGGATCTAATCCGTGTATAATAGGAGTTCCAAATCCCCATTGTTTTGCAGCAGTTTTAGAATTAGTAACCATAATATTATCTCCTATCAATTTTTTAGTTTCAGATATAATATATTCTTTCGTAAATTTTTCAGGATAATATGGTGTTCCATGCTGAATCACTATTTTAGGAATATCTTTTATAACTTCATTTAAATGCCTATAAACTGATGCTTTGCCTCTATCTAATAAATCTTTATCAATACATTGTTGATCAAGATGTAATATAGCTAAATCATATTTACCTGGTTCATAATGAGTTACCCAATTTTTCATAAAATCAGTCCTGATATATTTAGAGTATTTTCTTTTATATTGTAATAACCAAGACCATTCAACAAATGGAAATTTTGATAATTCATATTGATGACCTAAATGCCAAGGTACACCAAAAACTCTCAATTTTTTTATAACTTTATTTTCCATAATAGATTTTTCATTTTTAATATTTGATCCCGTCTATCAGATCTTAGTTTACTCGTTTTTATTTCTTTAGCTTTTGCTTCGGTAATAAGTTCAAAATCAAATCCTTGACTTTTAAATCTTGATCTTACTTCTTGCGACATTCCACCATATTCATTAATCCTTTCATTAAACATTCCTCCATTAATAATTGATTGTCTTTCAATAAATGAAAAGTTTTCAACGAAAGTTGTTTTTTCTGTTCCCTTATTTCCAAACAACCAACAATTATCTTTTTTATTATTTAAAAATTCTTTTATACAATTAGATTCAGGCAATAATCTACTATCACAAAATAATATATATTTACCCTCCGCTTCAATTATCCCTATATTTCTAGCCATAGCAAGATTATATCCTTTATGATTTGTTTTTAATTGAATAACAGGAAAAGATAATTTTTCAGCTCCGATTACACCAACATCTTCTTTTTCCTCATCATCCCAAATAATTATTGCTTCAATATTTTTATAAGTCTGATTTTCTAATGCCGATAATATCTTTGAAACAGAATCCTCTCTCTCTTTTGTAGCAGGTATTATCACGCTAATTAAATCAGATTTGTCAAATAATAATTTATTATATTCTATTGAATATTGTTTAGCCATTCTATAATTATTAAATGACTTAATCATATTCCAAGCATTCTTTCTTAATCTACTTCTTAAGGGAACTGATTGCATCAAAGTCTGTATTTTTTCTTTTAATGATTCATAATCATCAAAATCTGGTATCAAACAATTTACTTCATCTTCTCCTATATCATTTATTATTCCTGCCCTTGTGCTAACCACTGGAACACCACAGCCCATAGCTTCAATTACTCCTAGTGTGCCGACTTCTCTTCCGGGTCCGGAATTTCCTACATAAATTGTTATCTCTTTGTAAAATTTTGGTCTTTGATCATCGGAACAATCTAAATAATCCCAGATTATATTATCTTTATGTTCTTCAGGTATTTCATTAAAATAATTAGGTTTATCAATTTTACCCATTATCATCAATGGATAATTTAATTCATAACAAGCTTTTGCTATTTCTTTTAATCCTTTCCAAGGCACAGTTCTTCCAACGTATCCGACAGCTTTTTTTTCTGGTGGATATTCATCATTATATTTAAATATTTCGTGATTATAGCTATTGTATATTAATACAACTTTATCAGGATATATTTCAGATAATTTGTCAAAAGATATTTTAGTCTTTGCTATGTGCAAATTAATATCTTTCCAATCATAAGATAACAAATTCTTTTCATTATGATGAGTTAATATAATTTTCTTATTTTTCATCTCCGGTATTTTTTCTAATAGCTGTGAGCATGTTCTCCAATATTGGCAGTCAATTAAATCAGCCCATTCTATATCTTTTTTAATAGTCCCTAGATCAACTTCATTATGTTCAAGATCCTTTGGATGAACAAAAATAGTTTTAAAATCATATTTAGGATTATATTTGACAATTTCATTTGATAATTTTGAAATTGCCCAATTTGGAGTATCAATTATTTGAAGTATTTTTTTCATATTATTTTATTTTACAGATCCAAACCGGTTTTCCTGTGCCATGATCCGTACTTCTTAATTCTTTATTGATATTAAACTTTTTACCAACCAATTCTTTTATTTCTGATTCACTCTTCCAATTGTTCCATTCAACAATAGCTTTATCACCGCATAATTCCCAAACAAAATCAGGAAAATGAATATGCCTAAACATTGACATAAAGAATACTATATCAAAATCAGTTTCTCCTATAAGATCCTGAAGATACTTTGTATTGGTATTCCTTAAATCAATTCCATAATATTCAGCATTAAAATATCCCGCTTCATTTGATGATAACCTAGCACCCTGAACTACCTCTTTAAAATCAATTCCTACCGCCCTAACAGCTCCCTTATCAATAGCATAGTTTACAAAAGCACCCCCACTACACCCTATATCTAAAACCCTCTTACTTTTGAAATCTATATTTTCTAATTCCATTTCTTTAATTCTCTGCTCCATATTTCTTGGTCCACCACTTAATCCCAATACAGGAGATTCCTGATAATATATCTTTCCCCATCTTGTCTTATCTTTATAAATCTCTACTATTTTTTTATTATGTTCTTCTGTAAACCAAAATGTTTGAAAATCTATAAGTTTATCTTGAAGCACATCCCATTTTGAAACATCATCTTTATCATTTGTAAATCCATATTTATGGCCAAGTTCTTTTACTCTCTCATAAACAGAATATGAATCTGTGTGATTTTCCTTAAAATCTGCTCCAAGATCATCTATAAGTTGGGCTATATATTTTTTTCCCAGCCATTGAACTATAACTAAAGCATAGACTTTTGGTGCAACATATTCAAAATAGCATATATTTTGAATTTTTGTCGCTTCCATTATAGTTGTATTCAATCTCGGATTATCTCCTTTAGGATCATCTCCCCATTTTATTTTATTTATATCAGTGTCTTCTTTTAGTTCATCAAGATGAAAAACTTTTAATAATGTTTTTTTATTATTTAATCCAAATTTCTCGTTTAAATTATGTTCACGAAAAACAAAACAATGTTTCCCCCTTCCTTTAAATTGCTCTGTCGGCAATTTGAAATTGTCGGGTATTATAGTATTAAAATTATATATCATAAATATTTTATAAGAATATCAATTACTTTTTCTACGCTGTATTTATCGGCCACATATTTTCTGTATCTCTCCGGCTCATAAGGAAGATCTAAAATTCTCTTTACATCTTTTATATTATCATATAAAAAGGTTTTATCCCATATCGTTTCCGCTCCAGCATAATGTTTTATGATAGGCTTCAGTCCTTTTGAATGTCCCTCTATCAATGCTCTGCAAAATCCTTCGCTAATTGACGGCAACCAGATGTATGTCTTGTCCTCAAGCCAATTATTCAAATCCCCATGAGGTATATGCTTTTTCCAAAAATATCTGCCAGCCGTTCCATCCCTTTCTAATCTCCACCTAACATATTCTCTGACAGGATTTCCGTATAAGCATACCTGTCCCAAATGATGAATTTCTAAATTAGGATATTCCTGTAAAAAATCTGGGATTGTTGCAGTTCCTTTTCTATCTGTTATATTCGCTACTAGTGCCACCTTGTTATTTTCTCTGAAATCCTTTTTAAATGTAAATTGTTTTAACGGGGCTGGAACCGGCAATACTCCTGTTTTTACTGGCATCTTAGGACCACTCCACCTTCTCTTGAAATAATCTAATTGATGCTGTTGAAGCGCTAAAAGATATTTGACATTATGCCATTTCATTCTTCCAATCTTCGCCTGATATACTCCAACCCCTCTTGTCATTATAATTAAATTCTTATGGCCGTGATTGCTCGCTATCATTGATTCAATCCCAATAGACTCTAAAAATAGTACATCGTAATTATCAGTATTCGGCACATCTTTAAAATGAACGAAATGATCTACTTTATAATTTCTATCTCTTAATCCATTTATTAATAATTCGGAATAAAGATATTTTTTTGTAATATATGCTATTTTCATTAATTAGTTTTTGCGCCATATTTTTTAGCAATACCTTTAATATGATCAACCATTAATTTAGAACGACCCTTTGAATTTATAATACTTTTAACTCCACAATGAATAACAAACGATTCATCATTCAATGTTGCAATTTTACCACCTAATCTATGTACCTTTTCCCATAATATAATTGTCTTTTCTTTTTTAATTGCAAAAGGTCCAACTTTATTCCAAATATCTTTTGACATTAATAGGCAACCTCCCCCAAACTCTTCACTAATAGATATATCTTCTCTTATCTCTGTTATTTTATGGCCCGGCCATCTTGTTCCTGCTAATATATAAACATCTTCATTATCATTATAAACTTCTATCATGTGTTTTAGCCAACCTTTTCTGACATAAATATCATCATCAATAAAAACTATATAATCCCATTCAAAATAAATATCCTTAACCAATTCATTTCTTAATACCAAATAATTTAATTTATTAGATCCCCTGTTATAATCTTCTGTATATATTAAATCATTAGGATATTCGGTATTATTATTAATTGATTTCATTGATTGTTCCACCAATTCCGATCTTGCATAGTTGCAAGTCATTATTATTGGAACTTTTTTGATTTTCCTATCCATAAAGTTTTTGCTAAAAATTTTCCGTTATATAAATCCATTCCCTCTTTATAATATTCTCTTTGAGCATCATGTAATAATACAACGCCATTAGGTTTCAATAAATCAATTGCTTCTTCTAAGCATCTATTTCTTTTTGATCCATCTATAAAAATAATGTCAAATCTCTTACCAAGTCGGCTTGGAAATTTAACATATTCATTCATTTGAAATCTTCTTAATGCCCTACGATCATCTACTCTCATTATTTCTTCATCAAATAAATGAACTTTTACATTAGGACTTAAATCAAGTTTTAAAACCTCAACATACCATCTAACATCAATTTCTAATGAATCCCATTTAAATTTTACAGATCCAATGTCAAGTAAATCAGAAAAATATTTTGTACTATATCCTGATCCCCATTCTAATATATTTAAATAATCTCCTATATTTAACAATACATTTTTAAAAGCTTCAATCTCTTCTAATTCCATAAAAGGCAATTTTCTTTTATTCATTATCTTGGCCATATTCTTGTATAGTTTTTCTCTTTTTCTTTCTTTCTCATTCCATTCCTCATCAGTAAAATGTTCTTTGATATTTATTTTATCTAGGTTCATATATATTTTTTAAAATTTTGTTTATCAAGCAACTCATCATTATATTTATTAGTCGCTTTTAAAACTGGCATATCAATATTTAATTTTTTAGCAAATTCCAAAAGTGCTTTTGCATCTTTAGGCAAACACTTTCCCCAATATCCTCGCTTTCCTTTATGTTTAATGGTTAAATGAGTTCTGCCTATTCTTCTATCGGCAGCCATACCGGATATTAATTCTTCCCATTCTTCTTTGCTTAATCCATATTTCATAGCCAAATCATAAAGTTCATTATTTTTTGCTACTTTTACAGAGAACCAAGTATTGGCACCATATTTTATAAATTCGGCAACAGAAGCAGGAACTATCCTCTCATAAGGAGCGAGGGGCAATTGTTGTATAACATCCTTAGCTTTTGTATAACTTTGACCTGTATATCCTATTATCTGCCTATCAGGAAAAGACATATCCTGATCTGCTGTTTCCTCCGTTAG